TCCAAATGATAATTGGAGATACACCATACCAATGACTATGATAAAGAAGAAAAAGATTGGTGGATATATGACTCCGATTGACGAATCCGTAAATGAAGCCGTAAAATTTGATAGTATTCAACCAAAAGATACCATAGATTATGGTTATGCTCAGTATTATGTTGCGAAAAATGATGGTAAAAATATTCATATGGGTTTAGTTGCTAAAAAGAAAGCAACTGGTGGAATGTTTGCATCTGATGCAAAATTATCTAAATCAAATTTTGATAGTCAAATAAGAGTAAAATTTATTAAGAGGGTTTTGAGAAATGGAAAACCACTTAAAGAATCCGTAAATGAAAAAATTTCAAAAGAAGAATGGTCAGAATATCCGAAATACGCAAGAAAATTAAAACCATATATGAGAAGACTTCTTAAAATACCTGTAAAGGTTAGAGTTATAAAACAGGCAAACCACAATCCCTGGATTGACGTAAGAGTAGCAAGATCCGGAAAAGATGTAATACCAAATGATTTTAGAAAAAGGGCATTGAAAGTAATCGGTGGTGGTAGAGCTAGAGATATGGATAACATTAATTATGGAAACATAAGGACAGGTTCAGTCTCATTAAAATATGACGAATGGGTAAAATTGTTAGGAAATAAAGTAAAATGAAAATAACTAAAACACAACTAAGAGAAATCATTAGAGAAGAATTGTTAAAGGAACAAATGAATCTTAAAAGTGCATATTATGAACTTGGTGATGCAGTTGAAAATTTTGAGTGGTTTGTTGGAAGAAATACTGATACTAGAAAAGATGCAAAATTAAAAAAACATGCACAGACTCTCAAAAAAATAGTTACTATGATTTATAGACACTTAGAAAAAAATCATTCAGGGTGGGATTAAAATGAAAATAACAAAAGCAGCTATACATAGAATGATTGGTGAAGAACTTGAACGAGTGATACATGAGGGGTTTGGTGGAGAGTTGAATGAGAAGGACAGAGCTGAATTTGAAAAGGTTCGAATGAGTAATGCAGAAGTTCTTGGATATAAATTGACAGGGAAACCTGATGTAAAATTAAAACAAGAAGAAAAATTAACGAATGGAAAATCTAAACATATTAAAAAAGCTATTTAATTTAATACGGAGGTTATTTATGGCAAATAATGAAACACTAACTACATTTGATGAAATAATTGATTTAACTTTAGAACACGAGGGTGGATATGTTCACGATCCGAGTGATTTAGGGGGCGAAACCAATTTTGGTATAGCAAAGAGATTTTATCCTGATGTAGATATCAAGAACCTTACTAAAGAAGGTGCTAAAGAAATCTATAAAAAAGATTATTGGGATAAGAATAAAATAGATGATGTATCTGATAATTTAAAACATATTTATTTTGATATGTGTGTAAATCAAGGTAGAAGAACAGCAGTAAAGATTTTACAAAGTGCAATCAATGGTAAGGGTGGTAAAATATCAGTCGATGGAGGATTTGGGCCAGGTACTAAGGCAGCATTGTCAAAATATAATCCATCTGTAGATAGAGTTCGTTGTTATCGTCTAAAACACTATTATGATTTAGTGAATAGAAAACCAGAACAAGAGAGATTTATATTTGGATGGTATAAGAGAGCACTTTCAGTATAACTTAACGGAAAATACAAGTGAATAAATTAACTGAATGGTTAACTAAACCCCTGATAGAAGAAGATATAAATATACCAGTTAATATTGGTGATACTATTCTTGTTGGTAAATTTAAAAACAAGAAAATGAAAATCAAAGATATTGGTAAAGATGACCACGGCATGCCAACTATCAATGGTAGAAAAGCTGCCACATTCAGAATACATAAAACAGTTAATATATTTGACGAAGATACTATAGATGAAAGTAAAAAAGAATTTGTAATTTGGGGTATTCCTCCAGGTAAGAAACACGAAGATATACTTTATACAAAGGCTAAATCACATTCCGAAGCTAAAAAGATAATAAAAATATTAACTAAGAAACACGGAGTTACGAAAGCTCGAATACAAGTTTTAGATATGGCACAAGACCCAAAAGATATTTGGAAAGCAGATGATTTATTTGAAGGAAAAAATGATCCAGGAATATTCAAAGCAGTATTTCTTGCAGGTGGGCCAGGTAGTGGAAAGTCATATGTTGCTGGTGGATTGTTTGGAATACCCGATAAATTAACCACTTCAGCATACGGATTAAAACTTGTTAATCAAGATACAGAATTAGAAATGTTTTTGAAAAAGTATTTTGGTACAACAGATTTAGATAATATGTCAAATGATTTATTTAGACAGATTACAGACCCAAGTTATAGTGCACATATGGGAGTGAGAACACACGCTAAAGCATTGAGTAAACAAAGATTAAAGTTATATTCAAAAGGTAGACTTGGTGTTATTATTGATGGTACTGGTCATAAATTTTCAGATGTAAAAAAAGAACGACAAAAATTGATTGATTTAGGTTATGATACCTATATGGTATTTGTTAATACTTCATTAGAAGTTGCACAAATGAGAAATAAATTAAGAGATAGAGTTTTACCATCTGAACTTGTAGAAAAGTATTGGAATAATGTTCAAAAAAATATGGCATACTTTCAAGGATTATTTGGTGGGTCTAACTTTATGTTAGTAGATAATAATGCTACCTTGAATCCAAAACAAGCACAGAGAAAATTCAATATGTTGGTTAGAAAGGGAATTAGTAAATTTATTAAAAAACCAATAAAAAGTAAACAGGCTAAAAAGTGGTTAGATAAACAAAAGATTACAACCGAGATGTTAAATCCACCAAATTATCTTGATAATCAGGCACCCACACCCGTTAATTCACCAGATGATGAAAATTTAGTTAGTCGTGGAAAAAGAACAAAAAAATCAGGTCAACCAAAATTTGGAACTTTTAGAAAAGAATCTATTGGTGGTGCACCAAGTGTAAAGAAAGTTAATAAAGTAAAAAAACAATTAGATAAACAACGAAAAGATGATGAATATCGTAAAGTAGATGAATGTATTGCAATAGCCAAAAAATTTGGTGATGATATTGTAATAGGTAAAAACCGAGATAGAAATTATAATCCAAATCTAAAAGTAGTTAGGGAACTAACTGGTTATGGTGTGGAGTTATGTTATATGATAGACCAAGATACAGATTGGTCAGAAGGAATGAATTCTCATGGAATAGGAATTGTAAATTCAGCACTATTTGTAAAACGAGATGAGAAAGATTTTGATAAAGCAAAGAAAAAGAAGGCTATGTCTAAAGATGGTGTAAGAATCAGAGAGGCACTTTCTAAAACGACTTTAAAAGATGCAGTTGAATCACTTATAACATATCATGGTGGTATTAAGGGACATACATTAATTAGTGATGGAAATAAATTAGTTGAAATAGAAAATACAAGTAGAGTTAGTCCTTATGTGAAAATACAAGATTTAAAACAACCAGTAGTTAAGTCAAATCACGGGATTTATCATCCAGAACAAGGATATACTAGTGGAACAGATAGACATTCTTCTGTAGTGAGATTGAATAATTCTTTAGAGATATTAACTAAAGAAAAAGATTACAAGAAGGTATTTCCATCGTTTTATAATCATAAACAAAATGAAGGCCCCAAATATGATTTAGTTAGGGCACAAAATAAACTCTGGACATCAAGTCAGTTAATGATGAATTTAAATAAAAAAGAAGTGACTTTATATTTGATACCAGGAGCGGTTAAATTTTTAGGAATTGAGAATACTTTACCAAGCGATTATGAATCAAAAATTAAATTAAAAGTTCGTCAATATGAACATTCTCCAGGTGATAAATACGACACATACGTTACTACAGATAAGGCAGAGAAGAAAAGTGCAATTAAAGATACTGGAGTGACTGTTGAAAAACTTAATAAAACGCTTGACTTATATACTAAAAATGTTGTATATTCCATTAGTGAGAAAAGTGAAGCCACAACTAATGTGATAGAAGAAAAATCAAAAATTAAAAAAATCGTAGGTGTATACGGTGGACGGTTTCAGCCGTTTGGGCCCCACCATTTGAAAACCTATAAATGGTTAGAAAAACAAGTTGATGTAGCATATATCACTACATCTGATATAAAACAACCACCAAGACATCCAATGAACTTTAAGGAAAAAGTTCGTCATATGAAAAAAATGGGTATACCATCTAATCGTATTATAAAAGAAAGAACACCTTATGTTGCTAAAAACACATTAAATAAATTTGATGAAGAAACAACTGCAGTAATTTACATATTTGGTGAAAAGGACGCCGATAGATTAACGGGTGGAACAAAGAAAAGTGGTGGAAAAACTTATTATCAAGATTATAAAAAGAATAAAAATAACATGAGTGGATACGAGGAACACGGATACATTCATACAGCACCACACGTTTCAGTTAGAGTTGGTGGAAAGGAAGTAAGTGGAACTACTATAAGACAACTACTTGGTTCACCTGAATTTGAAAAGAATAGAGAAAAATTATTTAAAAAGGCATTCGGATACTTTGATAAAGGGGTATTCCAAATGATGACTAATAAATTTAAAAAATTATTTGAAGTATATGATGGGTTTTTAGTTAATAATCCAAATATTATACCAAAATTATTAAAAGAAGTTGCTAATAGTGGTATGTTTCCTACGGATGACGGCCCACCAACATTTTATGATGGATTTGAGGATTACAAACGAGTTACAAAATCTTGGATTGAAAATATGTATTCTCATGAACAAATCAATGATACGGGTTGGGATTTATTGAGTTATATTATAAGTGATTCTGCAAAAGATCCAGGACTTGATTATACAACTTCAAAAAACATAGTTCCGGCAGTGGCATATGGTAAAAAAGGAGCTGGAGCCTACGGTGAAAGATTTGGTAAGACAAATCCAATAGAGGCATATAAAGATAGAATAAAATTTATAATGAGTAGTTTGGGTTGGGAAGTTCTTAATTGGAACGGAATTACTCCCGATGGTAAAGATTATACAGGAGTGGCAGTTGAGGCACCCGTATCGGCCGGAGTTGATATAGACTCAGTTGGACAAAATACAAAAAGAGCAAAAAAGCTTAAATTATCACCAATGGATAAATTTCATAGTGATAATATTTTTGATTTAAAAGAATATGTAAATTTATTAGTTACAGATAAACAAGATAATGGAAAGGAGTTATTATTAATGGGTGGAGCCTATGGACACATGAATCATCCCTTTGATGATAAAAATTTGACATTTGGTGATTTAAAAAACATTATTACTTTAGGATTGGGTGGAAATCTTAGTCGTGAAGATAATGTTACAGAGAAACTTGATGGTCAAAATTTAATGGTTAGTTGGAAAGATGGAAAATTAGTCACGGCCAGAAATAAAGGTCAACTAAAGAATTTTGGAGCAAATTCGATGGATACGAGTGGAGTAGCATCTAAGTTTGCAGGTAGAGGTGATATTAGAGATGCATTTGTATTTGCAATGAAAGATTTGGGAAAATCTATCGGTAGATTATCCGATGCACAAAAAGAAAAGATTTTTGGTAATGGTAAGAATTGGATGAATCTTGAAGTCATGTATCCAGCATCATCAAATGTAATCAATTATGATAAAGCAGAGATTGTATTTCACGGAGCATTAGAATATGATGATAGCGGGAAGGCAATTGGAGAACTTAAAGGTTCTGGACGAATGTTGGCAGGTATGATTAAACAAGTTAATCAACACGTACAAAAACATTATAAAATTGGTAAACCTCAATTTTTAACAGTATCTAAAGTACAAGATTTTGGAAAAAAGAAGGCTGGGTTTATCAGTAGATTAAATAAATTACAAAAAGAATATGCATTAAAAGATAATGATACTTTATCTATGTATCATCAATCATTTTGGGAAGAATTTATCTTTAACGCAACAAAACAACATAGTGCAAAAATATCGAATAAAGTTTTGATTAATTTAACTAAAAGATGGGCGTTTTTTGATAAGTCATATAAGATACCAACTATTAAAAAAGATTTGAAGAAATTTCCTGATTTTTTAGAGTGGGTATTATCATTTGATAAGAATGATCATCAAGAAACGGTAAAACAGAATATGAAACCATTTGAAGTGTTGTTTTTTGATGTGGGTGCTCAAATATTGAAGAATATTAGTGGATATTTAGCAGTTTCGGGAGATAGTACGGTACAAAAGATAAGAAGAGATGTAATTGCGGCAATAAAACAGGTAAAACGAGGTAAAGATGTTAAAAAGTTGGCTACGTTAAAACACCAACTTGAAAAATTAGAAGCAATTGGTGGATTATCTTCAATTGTTCCGTCAGAAGGTATAGTATTTAAGTATAAAGGTAATACTTATAAGTTCACAGGAAGTTTTGCTCCGATTAACCAGATTTTGGGATTGGTGAACTTTTAATACATTTTTTTGTATCCTATATATTTATATAAAGGTATGGGATATTATAGAATATATAAAACAACCAATTTATTGAATGGAAAGTTCTACATAGGACAGACCAGACAAAATAATAATCGCTATTATAAAGGTAGTGGAATTATATTGAGTAATGCTATCAAAAAGTATGGTGGTGAAAACTTTATTGTTGAAACATTAGAAGTAGTAGATAGTATTGATAAATTAGATGAAAGAGAGAAATATTGGATTAGTAAATTAAAACCAGAATACAATATTTCACCAGGTGGTTTAACTAATGATGCAGTTGCAGGTGGTAAAGCAACATTGGGTTTAAGGAGAACGAAAGAACAAAAAAAGAAAATGAGTTTAGCACAAAGAAACTCAAAGATACATAAGGAAGTAATGAGAAGTAAAGAAGTAAGAGAAAAAATTTCAAGAGGAGTTTCTAAAGTTAGTAAAGAACTTTGGAAAAGTGATGAGTATAGAGAG